ACCGCTGCCCCCGACTTCGCGGATGTACCGGTGCAAATTACTTTTGGCTCCAACAGCCACGTTGTCGGTGGTAAAAGTCACCCAGTCGTTTGCGACCGTAACGTCTTCGTAGTTATCCAGAATCGCGTAGGCATGAGCGTCCGGGATGTTGCTAAAAGTCAGATCCAAGCGGGCAGAGCTGCGCTTGTTGCCGTACCGCAACGTCGTGACAGCACCGTTTTGTGCCTGAAATTGGCGCTGTGGAAATTCGCCGGGAGAATAACGGCGGCTAGTAGGACGGTAATTAGGGAACGCAACAGCAGCCATTAGCTCTCCTCAATAACAAAGTCCGTTGCTAGCCAATCAAGCGTAGCCATCTGCATACCAGCAAACACTGGTTCGTAGCTAGCAGTCACCTCAACAAAGCCTTCTTCCGTCAGCGTCAATGTCTCCACCTTGTATACACGGCTGTTTGTGGTGGTGTTGGCAAGCGTGAACACTGTTCCACGCAAACTGGTTGTATTACAGTGTCCATTTGCAACTTGCATGGTTGCTGTCTTTACTGACGTTGATCCGGGCTCCCAGTACAGAACCGAGTAGTTGTCGTTGGAAAACGTCGTGCTGCTGACCAGGGTGCCGTCGTCCAAAATTGCGCCGTTGTTGAAACGGCTGGTGTGGGTGGCTTCGGACACCAGTCGGAAATGCTCACCAGGCAGCAGACCAATTGCACTTGCCGGGGTGGTTTCAAACTGGATGCCGTGATCGACTTCCTTACGCATCTTGAGCGCCATCTGAGCAAACTTCAAGGCGTGGTCGCGTCGCGTGCAGAAGTTCGACATATCAAAGTTTTCCTCTGGGTCGGCATCGCTTCCGCCTTGAGCATTTGACAGACGCACACTGATAATTTTTTCTTGCGGGAAACCGTTTGTTTTTTCCTCGCGGTACTTCACGACCGCTTTGAACAAGCGACGTTCCTCAGAATCGAGCCAGCTGACTTTCAGATTGCGGATATTTCCGTCGGTGAACAACGCCTTGATGGCAACGGCACGATCTTTGTCAATAACAAAAGTTTTGGGGTTATACGTTGCGGTGGGAATCAAGCTGAACTGACCGCCAAGGATCGTAAAGTCCAACAGGCAGTAACCCGCGTTTTCGTAGATAAAGTCGCGCAGGTTCAGCGGGTTAGCAATCACGCCGTCCCAGGTGAAGTTATTGGCGCGGCAGTAACGAGCAGCGATCGTCATGCGGTCACGGTCAACCGCGTCAGTGCCAATCGCAGTGCCAGCTCCAAAGCGATTATCGGTCAAAAGGGCATACGCGATTTCAGCAAAGTTGTTTGTAGGTTTGACCAAGGTTGTGGTTGGACTTCCGCTGTCATCAATTAGTCGCCGGACAACGATGCCTTTTTTGACGTAGGCGGATAGTTGAGCAAAGCTGCTCCACTCGCGTGATGCGTTCAGACGCAACCCCAAAAGCGCCAGGTTGTTGTATGCGGGAGCAGTAGTTTGTTTAATTTGCTCGTTGACGTAGACAATTTGATGTTCTGGATTGTCCATGTGGCTCATGCGCTCAACGTCGTATTTGCCGATGTCAGCAACAGCGTCATAAACGTTCAGGCTGTTTTTAGTGTAGTTTGTCGCGTCAGTTGTAATACTCAATTTGTGAGTGTGGCCTAGTGCAGTGACCGTTAAGCTGTCGGCTGGGGTGTAACCAGTGCCCGCTTTAACGAGTGTGTATTCGTAGTGTCCATTGCTGTACTTTTCGACCTTTACTCTTGCGCCAGAGCCAGTTCCTCCAGACACGCCAACAGTTTGCGTATCCGTTGGGGCTTCATAGCGTGTGCGCTCTCTAGTTACATAACCATATAAATCTCTATAAATTGAGTATGCCTCGTAGGCAACAATATCGTATTTGCTTATACCAGGTTTATACTTGTGGGTATAACGAAGACTTCCTCTTTGGTTGCCGTCGTAGTTGTACCCGCCGTCAGTGCCACCAGCGCCACCAACAGCAACTCCATCCCAATACTGGGTGTGAGAGTTTGGAGGGTTCCCACACCCGTTGTTTTTCCACTCAATCCACGCATACTGGGCATCTGGACAGTTGTTGTCGTCAGTTAATTCGTACCTTTCATCCCGAAACTTTTCAAGCTCGGTGCCAATGTAGGTTTCAGTAGGTTTAGGTGGTCCAAAAGTGAGTGGGCTGATTGATTGAATGATTCCTTCCGGAGCTACAGGTTGTGCGCCAACGACCCAGTCCGGGTTCGTAATCGCGTCCTCTGTTAAGGCTTTAAGATAACCGTTAAAAGTGACGGCGTAATTGTCAACTGCAAATCTTTGTGCGACGCTGCCGCCCAAAAAATAAACCACGCGGTTAAGAAAATTGCGAATTACTCCTGCACCTGGATAAGGAACAAAGCGGAACTCGTATTGACCACTGGGATGCGCAATGCGGATAAAGTTGTATTTGGCTTGAGGGGTATTACCCTCGACAGCAAATAACTTGTTATCGGTAAGATCCGTCCAGGCATCATTTGATATGCCAAGCCTGCGGATTTGAAGTTTGAAGAAGCTAATCCGCTTGTGATACCTATTGATTGAACCAAGCTGGATGCTGCCGCCCTTTTCTTCGTAGTAAGAGATTGTGCTGGCATCGGGTTGGCTGTTGACGTTAGGGAATCCGGCAATCTGTTTCCAAACAGTTGATTTGAGACCGATTTCAGTAATGTCGCAGGTGCGTGTATTGGCGACGGTGCCGATAGCTAGACGCTGCAGGATTTCACGGTAAGGTGCTCTTTTTGCTGTGGTTATGGATGAGTTGGTAAGAATCCTGCCCGACTCAACAATTTTGAACGTGAATGTTTTGCTGGTGTTTAGTTGCCACGTTTCGTTGCTACTGACGCCTGTGCAGACAACTTGGGCTGTACCAGCCATGTACAAGTTGCCCAGCTGGATCTGGGTGTCGGCAGTAACGCGACGATCTTCTGTAGATACATTTACGTCGTCAAGCCCCCAAGGCGCATAAAGACCTGCGTTTTCTTTGCTGCCGCTAATTCGGTATTTATATATCGTCCCGATAGCGTTACCGGAACCGGAAATAAATCCAGCTCTGGTCGCCCAGTTTTTATTCAGTTTCTCTTTCTTTATATTGGCTTCGTGGCGGACGCGGTCGTCGGTTCCTTGTCCTCGATAAGCAAGCACCAACTCGTACTGCAGACGGTACGCCGTGCCATTCACCATTGGGTTGTAACACCCAAACTGGATTTGAGTGGATGGTGAACGGGTGCCGCTGAACCAGCGCTTGTACTCCTCGTCGGAATCGTCAAAAACGCTAAACACGTCGTTGGAAGGGTTTTTAGTTAACGTCCCTTCTGAATACCTGTTAGCGCGGACAATGCGACCGCCGTTCAAGCGGCGATACACAGCAACCTTGGCGCTGCTGTAATTCTTTAGCGTCTGATCACCAATTGCCAGACCTTCAAAATCAGGGTCTTCAGCTAAACGTCCCAGGGACAACAGCAAAAGCGCTTTGAGTTCTTGCCCAACGTTTTTACTTAGGAGTTGTGACCACAGCAATACTGTTTTTACGCGGACGCCGCCGGTTGACCCACTGCGATTAGCAAACACCAGGGGGATCGTTTCACCTAGGCTTGCTAGCTGCTGGATGCTGTCGAAACCTGTGTTAGTGGTAAATCGAGTCGCGCCAGTGATATCGGCGGTGCTGATTTGCGGTGGCGCGTCTTGTTGTTGAGCTGCCGCTCTAATCTGCGGCGCACGAGGTTTTGGCGCCATGAGGATGCCGACGACAGTCGAAGCAACCCCAAGAACTAAAGAAACAATTGCAACAGTAAGAGGGTCGTTTTTTACATCAGGAATTAGTTCATATCCTTCTGGACGTTCGCCGTTATAGGAATCAGTTAGCTGCTGAAAATATGCGTACTCGTCCGGCGTGATCCCTAAGGCTTCACACAGCTGTGCTTCAAAGGGCAGTAAATGGCGCATACCTCCAGTGTTCCCGGAGGGCTCCAACATATTTGATCCGTCCGATAGCTCAGCCATCCGTCAAACCACCAAACCGCAAGCCCGTAACCAGATTCACTGCGGCATAGGGCAACTGCGCCAATTCTAGGCTCATCGACAACAGTTCCCCACCGGGAAAGCTCTTCTGGAAAAACATCAGTATCGCCCTTCCGCAGACGCCTGTACCAGTCGCGCTTTGGTGTGGGAGTGTCGATTCCATAGTGTGCCAGCACTGTTCGCGCCAAGCCCAAGCAGTCGGTGGTGCCGTGTTGCTCGGGGTCAGATCCCAAGCGGTAACCCATACCGACCAAGGCTTCGGGCTTCAACGGTTTTGAATCTGACCTGTTGTAGGTAGCGACCCGACCAATTTGCTGGTCAAGGATAAGGTTGGAGCGCTTGCGCCAACGGCGTCGATTCCGCTGCTTAAGACAGCCGTCAGCTTGTCGGCGTCGTAGTTAAAGCTGGTGGCGATCCAGGTATCTGAAGTCAGCACACGACCCACGGCAAAAGTCTTGGGGTTCATCGAGCAAGTTTGTACGTTGATGATCCAACGACCGGCGACAGCTTCCCGCACGACGGACATCGCCACAGCGTTTGGTGCCAAGACCAGATCGGCTTGGATGTTGTCGCCCGTTCGGTTGCGCGTGGCGCCACGGTAGATAAATGACAGGTAGCTGAAACTTTTACCGCCAAGGCTGATGTGCTTGCCGGGTTTGCCGTTCTGGTAACGGTGCTGAACGTGCCCGTCACGGTCTGTAACCGTGATGAAATTGGTGATTGCTTGAATTGTCATCAGCGCAGACCGATGCGGGAACGTTGGCTACGGCTGTTTCGCAAGGTGCTCATTGAGCGGTTGTAGCCACCCTCTGCACCTTGGCGTGCGGCAAGTGCGCTGAATTCGCGGACCTGCTCGACCGTTGCATACTCCACGTTATTGATGACCACGGTTTCGAGCGTATAAGTGTTGTGGCCGCCGCTGCTCATGCCGCCGCCGGATGCACTGCTGTCGGGGATGACGTTGGAACCACGGGCGCCAGCGCTGTAACGAGCCATCGCACCAGCCATCTTGCTGGCGGGAATGATGTACTCGGATTCCCCGCCTTCGCCCACCATTGCGCGGGTGGGTCCAGTCACAAAACCTCCAGACGCAAACGGTGTAAACGATGTGCTCGTGGGGAAGTAATTACCGCTAATGCTTGCGGTATTGCTGAGCCCTGGAATTCCTCCCGAATTGAAAGCGTTGGTGGAAACGTTTCCGCCCGAATAGCTATTTCCACCACCACCGCTGCCGCCGCTGGCGAGACCGGCGAAGATCTTGGCGATACCGATGGCGATATACATGCCGATCATCTTGGTGCCTTCTTCAATAAGCACCTGACCCACGCTCTTCAGGAAGTTGGAGAAGACTTCCTTCGCGGTTTGAGTGCCTTCAATAAGACCGGTAATGCCTTGCGCCATCGAATTAGCGATAGCGTTGCCAATACCATCGGATACGCGAATTGCAAGTGCTTCCAGATCCTTAAGTTCATTTTCACTTTTAGTAATAAATTCTTGCAGCCTTTGACCCGGAACAACATCTGCAACACCAGTGCGTGCTTCTTGAGCTTTGGTTGTAACCCCTTTTCTAATATCTTTTAACCTATCAAGAATATCTTTAAACTCATCGTTATCTAATGCTTCGACGGTGTTAATTATATTGTCAAGAAGTCTTAATTGAGCTTCCTCCATTTGATTGATTACGGCGAGCTGCTCAGCTAATTCGGGTTTAATACCTTCACGGAGCAGCTCTCCATATTCACGCTCGTATGCAGCACGGTCTTTTTGCTGTTTAATAAGATCGTTAAACTGTTTAAGGCTGTCCGCGCCGGGTGCGAGTAATGCCTGAGCTAGCTTCAGGTCTTCGTTCTTAAGACCATTAATTTGCTGCAATTTTTGTATTTGCTGCTGGTAAACAAGCAACTGCTTATTCGCTGCAGTTTCTGCAGCGCTTGCTGCCCCGGAAGTATCTGTAAGACTAGGCAGCGCGGCCATAGGTTGCAGTTTTGCACTCTGTATAGTTTTAAAAGTTTCGTCTATTCGTTTGCTTAGCGCCATAAATTCGCCAAGCGTAATCTCTGCCCTGTCAAATATTGCCTGGTAAATTTTTACGTCTTCCGGCGTAAGCGAACCGGGTCTTGCTTTTTCTCGGTCTAAAGCGGCTTTTGCAGGAAAATACTCGGCACGAGCTGCGGTTACCTGCTCTTGAATACGCGCTTTGAGTGCATATATTTGACGATCAAACTCTTTCTTAGACGCTTCTTCGTTTTGACGACGAATTTGGTCATTAATTTTGGCAATCTTGATTTGGCTGTCTTCGTTGGCACGGTTGATGCGTAGAGCATTATCGTATTTATACCGTTCAATTTGGGTCTGAGCTTTTGAATACTGCAGCTGAGCTTGTTCTTGCGCTGCACGGGCTTCTTCTTCAACGGCCATACGACCGGTACGGTAGTTTTCAACGGCGGTTTGAACCGTGTTTATAATTTCTGCCTGCTCTGGATCAGCAGACAATGCGCCAGTAATTGAACGCTGCAGCTGCCGTTCACGATCAAGCAACCGCTGGGTTTCAAGTTCCTCTTGGCGAATTTTGTTTATATAGTTAAGTTCCTGCTCACGCATTCTTATACGAGCATCTTCTAGGCGTCGGACTGCTTGTAGATCGAAATCTGCTTGTGTGCGCGTTGCTGCACGCACCATGTCAATGCGCTGTTCGTCGTAGGCACGCTGTGCATCCGCGACGCGCTTATTGTTTTCTTGGATGGCATTAAACAAGTCGGCAGCATTTTTTAGAAGAATTTGTTTTTCGTTTTCTGCAAACTTAAGACGCATCTGGTCTTCTTTTTCGAGTGCCTTTTTGCGTAACTCACTTGTGCCACTAGGGGCACTAGCTCGAAATTGTTTAATTTCTTGTTCAAACTTTTTAAGGCGTTCTGCAGCGTCCGCTTCTTTATTCAGTATGTCTCGCCGTGCCTCGCTCTTACCGAGCATTTGCTCTAAGTATCCCGTGCGAACTTTTGCAAGTTCCACAAGTTCGTATTCAGCCTTAATTTGTTTGTCCAGCTCGGCAAGCTGGTTTTCGTATTCGGCAGTGCCCTTTAATGATTGTTCGTATAGAGCATCGCCTACTTGCTTGGCTCCAGGGATAAGGTTTATGAGATTTCCTAGTGAAGTTGCAATACCGTTAAACAGAAAAAATATGAGCTGTACGCCGCGCAGAGCTGCGTTTAGAGCGAAAATAAACGGTCCCGCAATAATTGATAGAGTCGTACCTACTGCTTTAGTAACACCGTTCCACGCTTTCTGAAGTTCATTGACAGCAGCGGCAGTACCTCGCCCGGCAAGCCCACCAACATCGCCGGTTTGCGCGGTTACAGCTGTATTAAGTAAATTGCTAGCTTGCGATACACCGCCGCTTTCTTTAGCAAGGCGTACTTGTTTTTCGAGTTCTGCTGTGAAATAAATACTTTCTTCGCGGATCTTGCTAAAGTTGTCACCGACTGTTGCCAGTGTGTTTGACAAGCGTGCAGCCGCTGCTACCGCTTGATCCAGTGCCTGGCCTAGTGCGCCGCCGAGGATTTGACCGCCAAAACCTTTACCGAAAAATGAACCTATTGCTGAGCCAGCAACACTGCCTGCACCGCCACCGAATAGCAGGGGAAAACCAACGCCTAATGCCAGATTTTCTCCGAATGCCCCGGCTCCGCCACTTTGACTTGCTTTTTTAGCCAGACGAGCAAAAAGACTGTCTTGTTTTAGCAGCGCGTCTGTTTGACCTAGGATTAGGTTTAGCTTTATTTTTTGGTACAAAACATCCGTACGTAAGTTTTTATTTATCTGTTGTTGGTAGGTAGATTGTGCGCGGGCTTGTGCTGCAGCGGCGTCTGCTTCTACTGTTCCCAGTTGACTGACAGGGCCAATAGGTAAGCCAGCCTGTTGTCTTGCTGCTTGAATAAGCGCTTCGTACCTGTCCCGTAAAACGTCAGCCTTGGCCGCCGCTCTACCGTACGCTGTAGCTATATCTTGAACTCGTTGTTCTTGATTTTTTAACTCTACATTGCCCTCTTTGGTTTGAATTTTTACGTTTCTAAGAACTTCTGCAAAAGCGTCCGCGCTTTGTGCGGCCCCAGCGTATGTAGCGCTTATTTGTGTTCCCCTATTACCTTCTTCTCTAGCAATTGCTCTAGCTTTAGCGAGGATATCTTCCATCGCAACTCTTACTTTATCGGCCCCTGCACCAGCGCCTGGACTAAACAAATTTATGGGTTTTAATTGTTTAGCAAGTGTTTGTACGCGAGCTACTGTCGTGGCTACACGATCGAGACTACGCTCGTTGTATTTAACATTAAGCAGAATATCGGCGTTGTACTGCACTGTTTTGCAAGCCTCTTCCGACCAGTGTAGAGCCGCCGTAGAAAAGCCGCCGGGTCAACGGCGGCGGCGGGCTTTTTCAAACTCCTTTTCTTGGTCCTCGTTGAGGATCTGGAAATAGGCGCTCCAGCCGAGTAATTCCTCGGCAGTCATAGTCGTACGAACTTCGGTAAGACTTAGCCCCAGTTCCTTGGCGACGCCGAACTGGAGCATCATCCAATTGTCTTTGCGAAGTTCGGCGGCTAGTTTTTTGGATCAATTGGCTCGGCGTCGTCGGTAAGGATTGCCAGCATCAAAGCCTGCAGATCCTTGTCCTTGACTTCGTTTTTAAGCACGTCAACTTCACCGGCGCTAAATAGCTTTGCACCACCCTCGTCAAGGGCTTTGGCAATCAGCAGTTGCAGTGCAAATGCGTTGGCGTCATCCGATTTGGCTTGTTTTTGGGCGCGTTCGCGCTCGGCCATCGTCAGGGGAGCCACCCACATTTCAAACGTGCTGCCGTCAGACAGCTCAACAGTTTTCTTTACGGGCTCCAAGTTGGCCGCCTTCTTGAGGCGATCAATGGCGCGGACTGGAACAGGCATAACCGTTTGTGGTTTGCTCTACTGTAGCGGACTAGAAGCAATAAAAAACCCCGGCTTTCGCCGGGGTTCGTCCCCTTTGGTCAAACTATCAGGCAGAAGTGCTGAAGTCGAACGTGGGGGTTGCAGCAGGACGGAAGTTGACGGTCACAGATTGAGCGTCGTCGGGGTTGACGTTCAAGCTGGCGGAAGTCAGGGTTGCGTCGAAGCTGATCGAGCGGCTCAGGCTGTCGCTCAAGCTGCCGCCGGTATACACACGGTCGATGTACAGCTTGAAGGCAGCACCGGTTTGTTGACGCTGGAGCACGTCTTCGATCATCCGGTTGCCCAGGGCGGCATCCTCGTTGGTCATGTAGACCGTTGCGGTGCCGGTGCCGTCGCCAAAACCAGCGATGTAATTGCGGAAAGGCACGTACTGGCCGGGGGTTTGGCCGATGGTGGTCACGTCGATTTCGGCGCGAGTCACCTCAAAGCTCCAGTCGCGGACTTGGCCGACAACTGCGAACTCGGCGTAAGCAACTTGGAACTCGTTAGGAGCAGCTGCGGTGCCAACGTCGGTGATGTCAACAGCAGAACCACCTGCGGTTGCGGACACCTGCAGCGCACCAGTCGATGCGGTGTAGGAAATCACGTAGTAGGTAGTTGCCAGCGACAGACCGGCAGGAAGGGTGCCGGAACCAGCGCCGCCGGTTTGGCTGTTGACGATGCTGAACTGGACGGGATCACCGACCTTCAGATTGAGGTAGGTCTCAATCGTGATGGTGTCGGTGGCGATAGCCACGCCGGAAGTACCGAACGTACCGGTGGTTCCAGCGGGTTTGTAGTAAAGAGCGCCGGACGTGCCGGACAGAACGGTGGTGGCCATTGGCTTACCAAAGACGACTTGTGGGCGGGCACTGCCCGGCTTAATACAGGTTAGCGCCTGTCGCTAAGCATTACCTACGACAGCACAGTCGCAACGTAAGAGGTATCAATCCGGCCCACAAAATGTGGTGCGTCATCTGTCGCGGAAAATGTGGGGCCGTTAACTTCTCCCACACGGAAGAAAACGCCACTAGTGGTTTTTGCGGTGTCGTTCAGTGTTTCCAGCACGTTGACGGCAGTGGTCAGAAGCGCCTGGTTGCGGGCAGGGCCGCGTCCTTTTTCCGTAAAAATGCGAATAACAATCGCACCACGGGCGTTATCGACGCTGCTACTAAGCGTGGGCTCGTTGGTAACGCCGAAAGTAACATTGACGCGAACGTACTCGGTAGTGGTATTTGGTGGGACGGCTGTGATGTTGTCGAAATAGACAGGGACAGCAGGGCTTAAACCGCTAAATGCAGAAAGCAGCGGGTTTTCGACGGCAGCGCGGATCGCTTGGTAGTTCATCTAGACCCTCTGGCTTTACCAAAACCCTGTTGTACCCCACGAGCTAAATCCTTGCTTAAGGAGCCGCCCACGTTGTACGTGGGCCACCAATCAAGAGGTGCCGTACTGCTTGCAAAACCATCACCGG